CGGGCGGGCCGTCGCACGATATCCCCGCGTCGGCAATCCATGTACGTTGCGCACAACGCCACTTTGATCCGGCACCACAAAGGCTGTCGTTTTGCTCAGGGCAACAGAACCATCCATCGGGGCATAGCTGGCGCGCAACGGTTTTTCCCCCCTCGTCGACGTTCCCACATCTGAGGATGGTATAGCCATATTCGTTGAGGATCGGGTTACAGGCCAATAAGGCCAGGAGGAACGGGACAAGAATGCGCATGGAGACCCCTTGTTTTTATAGGTTGACATACTTCATCGCTCCTGAATCATCAGGCGCTTGCCGGTGGCCCGACCGCCACGTTGAAACCAGTCGATTGCGGAGTTGAACTCTTGCGCATCGGACTTTCTGTTCCAAGGAGTTCCGCCGATCAGAATAAAAGTCTCTCGAACATTTTTCGCCTTCTCCGGGTTCTGTCCCGGGATCTTTGCGCTCGATGTGGGGGATCGTCCCGCCGAGGCAGCCGCAGGTTTCGCCGGAGATACAAGGGCCGATGCTCCTTTGAGTAGCCCGCCGATTGCCGCCATGCCCGCCGATGCCGCGAAGAGTCCAGCCGCAAGGCCCTGCCCTCCTGGGGTAAAGAGCAGGCCCAAGGCTTCGGCGGTAAAAAACGCGGCGAGTTTAAAGGCCATGTCGCCGAAGGCCGAGAGGATGGACTTGCCGAGATTAGCCAGGGCTTCGTCTGGCTTGGTGAGTAGGTCCGAGAACAGATTGCCCAAGCTCGTGGTCATGGCTTGGGCCAAACCGAGGACCGAGTTCGCAAGCTCGGTACCAAACTTCTGTTTGACGTTGAGGGCCTGGTCTTGGAGGGTTCCGATAAACGATCCCAGCACGGTCATCCGGTCTTTATCGCGTTGCGCGAGCTTTTCAAGGTTGATCAACTCTTGCTGCTGGAGACCGAGGATTTGGGTGCGATGGGAGATCTCTAGAGCCATCTGCTTTTGCTTTTCCGATCCCGGTGCCAACGTTGCCATCTGCCGACGAAGAGAGTCCGCGGTAGCTTGCGTCTCTTGGATCTGGGCCCGCATCGCCTCGGCTTGGGCGACACTGCCGGGCATCTCGGGTTGAAACGAGATGCGCGCGGCTTGTGCGGCGAGCCTGGTCTTGATGTCCTTGAGTTCAGTTTCGCGCTGAATGGCTGTGCGTTTTTGCTCCAAGGCGAACTGTTCATCCGCCATCTTGGCGGCGTTTCGCTTGGCCTCGACATCGAGCAAGGAGAGAGCGAGTTTCTGTTTGGCGAAGCCGATCAGGATTTGGTTTTGCCCAATCTCCGTGGTCAAACGGGTTCGATCTTGTTCCGACAAGGCCCGCAACTTGCGCGACTCCAGGGCCTGGTTCTCCGTTTCGAGCGATTGGATCTGCAATCGGATCTGTTTGGCTGTCGCCTGCGCCTCCTCGCCTCGATCGCGAACGATAAACCCCCGCAGTTCGGCCAACTGCGCGGTGGACTTTCTGATGTCTTCGGCTTGTTGTACCTCTTCTTTGCCGAAGGCTATGCGCCTTTGGGTGGATGCTCGCAACTCTTCGATCGCGGCGAGTTGCCGACGGATATCCAAGAGCCGAAGTTGTTCGGTGGCTTCCTCTCGAAGGACTGAACCGACCTTCAGAAGTCGTGCGCGAAGCTCCTCGATCACTTTGCCTTGCTTGCCTTGCAACACAAGGATTGCGTTGACCACGGACTTCTCGGCTTCTCCGAGGTTTCGACGGGTGTCGATCTCCTCGCGCTGGATCTGCATCTCGGCCTTGAGTTGCTCGGAGATGGTCAGTTGCTCCTTCATGGATAGGGTGCGTTGCTTCTCCCCCTGGATAAACACCCGCAACTTACTTGCACCCGCATCCATCGCCAACCGAAACAAGGTCGCCGCCTTCGCCGATTTCTTCTCGAAGTTTGGACCCATCAATGCAGTAAACTGCTTTGCAAGCTCGATGGCCTGCGACATTCCGCTGATGGTAGAGCCAATGGCTTCTGATCCACTTTGGCCAACCAAAGACAGGCCCGCTCCCTCGAAGTTTCGCAGCAACGCCCGGGCCGAAGCCATGCGCGATAGTTGCTCTTGGAGGGCTTCTTGCTGGGCTTGCAGTCCGGCTTTTTGTCGATCGAGTTGGACCTTATGGTCTTTGGCGCGCTGGTCGGCGATCCGCTTATCCGCCGCCATCAATCCCTGCTGTGCGGCCTTTTGTCGAACATCGAGTTCGTCTACCCACTTAACCGCCTGTTTCCCTTGACGCAGACGCACCCACAGCATTCCCGCCCCTTCGCCTACGGCTTCGCCAAACCCCTTGAATCCGCGCCACAGTTTTTGCAGGGCGCCCACCCCAATAGATCCGAGTTTTGCCAGCGCATCTGCAACAGCGCGAATAGCCGGCATAAGGCCGGAAATAATCTCTTCCTTGAGGGTCAATGCCTCTTTTTTAAGTACATCGAATGGGTTGGCTTTTCCTACTTCCCCCAAACTTGCTTCAAGCTGAGAGGTGGCTCCCGAAAACTGGATCAGGGTTTTGAGTTGTTCTCCTTGGGTTAATGCCCGTCCGCCCGCCTTGGCCTGCTCTTTGAGCATCTCAATTTGCAGGCCTTGTTGCGTTTTCAACTGGCCGGTCAATTTGGTCATGGCACCGAGTTCGCGATCGGTGATCTGCCCCGTTTTAAGGCGTGCCTCAAGTGCGGCCTTGGTCTCCCCGGTCACTGCGGCGAGGATATTGATCAGGTGAGAAAACCGCTCCATGTCTTGTTGGTCAAGTCCGATTTGCTTTAGCTCTAGGGCCATCTTCATGGCCTCGCCCTTGGACTTAACATCATTGAGGATATTGGCGAGCCTCTCGGTATCCTGAATGGTTACGCCAAAAATCTTGGCCGATCCGATCTTGTCGAATTGGGCATGAACATTTCCCACGAAAGCACTAAGCTTTGAAAACAAGGAGACTACTTCCGATACGACGGTCTGCACGCCCTCCCACAATTTGCCAAACACACCGACAACGAGCGCGGTCTCTTTGATCCGCTCAAGTGTCCCCTTGGTACTCTTCTCGACTTTTTGCGCCGCACTGTCGGCCTTCAGCATCTTCTCGCCGAGCTTTTCCACTTGATCCTCGGCGTCTACAGAATCGAGTTGGATCTGGAATTGGATTAAATCAAACCCGGCCATGCCCGCCTCCTTTGCCGCGCTGGCGCTCCAGTTCCTTGGAATACCAACCCTCGGCCTCGGTAGTCAGGCAGTCGATCAGGTGCATGGTCTCCTGGTAGTGGGAGGTAGTGGGCTTTGATGGGGTGATCCCGTAGCGATATTGGCCGTAGAGTTGCAATGCGCGGATGGTGTGGGGATGGCGCATCAGCGCGAGAGGGCAACGATCGACGAGGGTGCCACCGAGATCATAGCGAAACGCCGGACCCCAGGGACCGGGTTTAGAGGGGGCTTCGCAGCCCCATGCGCTTCGCAAATCTTGGTTCATCTGGCACCTTTTGCAGTCGTTCCCGGGTCGCCGCAGTTCCCGATAGTAGGGCCAGTAGGCAGCGGCTTTTAAACGTTTCCCTCGGCTTCGCTCACTCGACTTGCCTTAAACAGTTGCTCGCCGATATGTTTTAAGACCAAGCGAGGAAGCAGTGCGCGCGCGTCGATGGTCAGGCGATCCAACCCATCGGGATGTTTGCCGCGCGAACTGCTTGGCCAATTGTCGAGGTTCTCGCAGGCCTCAACGCATAGGTGTGCCAGGGCCACATACGAAGCCGAGTTCTTGACCGCTGCCTCGAACTGATTGTCCGACCCGAAGGAGATCTTCCCTTCCTCCGACATCGAAACCCCGCCATCGCGAAATGCAGCGGCAAGTTCTTCGGGAGTCGGATGGTGTGCCCACACGACAATCTCCGTGCCGTCGGTGGCCGGGAAAGCGAATCGCTCGCGGCCCCCACTGAGCTTGGGAATATCAAACATCGACATGAACTAAAACCTCACTAACTTTGGTTTGTTCGGGCTCGCCGCATCGGTCTGATCGTCGACGAATCGGTATTGTGCATCCCAATATCGGGTATCATTTTGGTTCGCCGATCCTGCCGATTCGATCTGCGAATTGCCCGCAACACCGATGCAATCGCCCGCACTATTGCCCGCGAACATGAGCAGATGGTCCTGGGTGCCAGCATCCTCCCAGGTCGTCTTGGGGGTCTTCACAGTGTCGCGAAACACCGCCTTGCATTTGGCTTCTCGCGAACGAATATCGAAGCGCAAACCGGCGTTGGTATCGCGAAGTTCTTGCCGCCCATGTCCGAGATCAAACTCGAAATTGTTGATGCCAAGCGCGGTCGTTCCGAAGTATGCCGCGCCCGAAGTCACAAACACCACCGGCCCTTTATTGACCTGGCTCCCATCGAGGGATTGGGCATCGGTAACGGCGAATCCGTCCGAGTCGAACTCGACATCGAGCATGACCAATCCGCCAAATTCGCCGGACAACTTCATCGAGAAAACACATCCGACCAGTTCCACCATGCGATCGTCGGTATAGTGGAGGAGGGTATGAGAGCGATGGCCCGTGTCTGCGGGGGTCCATACCTCGCCCTGGTAGACCACGGTGGCCGCAGGAGGAGCCGCGGCAAGGGCAGGGGAGACCGTGATGTTATCGGGAGTCGCCCCCGTGTCCACCGCAGTCACGCGCCGGACCTGGTTAAGGATCAAAACATAATCGCCGACCGCAAACGTCGTTGCATCAGTCACATCGATCTGCGTCGTGGTCGATCCGGCACCCGTAACCGCTTCCCCGACTGCTGCGGATCTGGTCCCGATGCATTGCAAAAACTTGCTCCATCGGTCCTCCAAGGCTGCGGTGCCATCGACGCTTGGATCGACCATGCCGGGGATTTCGAGCTTGAAAGATCCGCTTGCCTTATCCAGGCCCTTCTTCGCCGAGGGACCATCGAGGGTTTGGCGAACGAAATCGCGCGGCAAATCTTCCGGCGCAAACTGGACCGACAGGTCTGCTGCTGGCATCACGCCGAGGACGTAGAAGGTGTCGCCGTTGGCGGGCGATGCGGCCATTGTTTCGAGGGTGGTAAATGTGGCCACCGCACCGACAACGGCGAAATCGGAGATGTTATAAACCTTCCCCCGTAGCGCTGCGGTTGTGGTTGCGGCGTCGAAATAGATTTGAAGTTTGTTAAAAAAGTCCGCAGCAGCGGTGGCGATTGCATTGTCATGTTGCAATCCGTCCGTGTTATCCACGGTTGCGGTGGTGCCGGTTCCCCCGCTGGCCTCGAATTTATAGTTAGGCGTGCCCTGTGTGACCTCGGGAATGAAGATGGCAAGGCCGAGTTTTTCATTGATGTGAGCGGGGGTGCTGGTTGTCGCCATCTATATTACTCCACATATCTTAGGGAAAAATCCCACGTCCACACCAGGCGGCGATTCTTGGCCTGGCGCAACAGTTGGGAGGGTTGGGAATTAAAAACCGTGCCACTGGTCAAAGAAGTGTGCAACAAATTCTCGGTCGCCGCCTGGCCGCGCGTGGCCGCGACGGCCATTTGGGTTAACTCATCATCGGCAAGCAGGGTACAGATTTCGAGGCGCATCTTCGCAAACCAGATCGTGGGACTCACTTGCGCCTCGAACCACGGCTCGCCGACTGATCGCGCGCGCAATAAATACACTCCATCCAAAGGACCGCCCACCGTTGCAAGTGACTCCACCCTCTGATCAGCATATTCGGCCAGGCCTGCGGCGGTGGTGAGTTGGGTTTGCAGTTCGGCTACTGCGGTCGCAAAACTCATCGGATCACCTGGATGCCGTTGAAGTGGAATTTTTCCCGGCTGGTCGTCACGATTCCATCATCGTCGGTGTCGACGAGTTGTTGCGCCATCGCCGCGCCGAAGGCTTGGTTGCCCATGCGCTCATATTGCTCATGCTTATATTGATCCTCTGATGTGCCGGTGGCGTCGAGCAAAACAGAAAGATGGAAGTCCGCAAGACTCCAATACTCGTGGCACAACGAGAAGGTTTCGGGCAGATACAAATCCCCGGCATTGCGGCTTATGCGCTGTTGGATCAGATGCGTGATCCGATCCCATGCGCGTTGGCGATAAACCGCGAATGTGGTTTGACCCGAGGGAAGCCGGGCCGATAGATAAGGATGACGGCTCGTAAAATCGGCGTCGGTCAGTTGACTCATAAACCTGCGCCGGATGACCTCAAAGTAGGTATCGCGCAGGTAAGAGCCGGTGTTGAGCGACCATCGAGCGCGATAGTATTGGCGCTGCGAGGCCCGGGCATCTAGGGTGGTTTGGTAGGATCGAGAAAAAGTGGCGGCAGTCCAGGTGCGGGTATAGGTGGCGGTATGCCCCGAGGCAGTAAGGCCGGTCGAGGTTGCGGGGACTAGTTCGGTGTTGCTCTGGCTAAAAATGGCGATGGTGTGGGTGCCGCTAAGGGTGATGGGGGCCTGGGTGATCGAGTCGAGCAGGCGCAAATAGAGCGCATCGCTTTGATCCTGTACGACTGATTGTGGCATGGAAGTTGACACCCATCCCTCCTATCCCTTCTTTTTCCCGGACTCGGCACGCTGCGCGATCGTCCAGTCTGCCAACTCCTCGACCGACATTTCTTTAAGCTTGCCGCGCTGTTCCTCGTTTTCGGCATGTGCGCCGAACTGAAGTAGGGCGTTGAGGGCTTTGCGCGTTTCAAGTGTGGTTGGCTTGTCGATGCGCCGCCATTGTCGCATAGATTGACTGGTTCCATCTTCGATCAACACTACCGATCCCGGTACGGTGGGGGCGACCACAAACGATCTGCCGCAGTCTCGAATGGCGAGCTTTTCATTTCCAATTAAATGCATCGTGGCTTCGTGTCGCCAGGGCGACTTGAGGGCCACAACATCGTCGAGCCGCAGCCGATCGGACCGGGCCCATGTCGCATAGAGAGCCCGGCGCATGGCATCGGATCGCATGGCAAGGAAGTTATTGCGATCCGATGCGTCGAGAAATTCGCCAAGCGCGCGTTCTTCTACGGATAGCTCGCTCATGCCTGGCTCGATTCCCATTCGCAACGCAAGGTTCGCAAGGAGATGTCCTGGGCGTTTGCGAGTTCGACCCCGGTAGTGCGGACAAACACGACGATTTTTTTGGCGGTATAGTCGTACTCTGCATAGTTCGCAGAGTCCGGCGCGCCCGTCGATGTCAGAATCACTTTGACGTTGACAAGGTGCGGATCAGCGTTGAGCGATTCATCCGTCTTGAGATCGGTCGCAACACCGCCTGTTGCATAAGATGCGGGTCCGGTGTAGTTGCGAACACCCTTGGCAACGCCCGTTACCTCGCCCTGAACGAGCGAAGCATTGGCACGAAAAACACGAGTTCCGGCCATAATGGCCTCCTATTGTAGCCGATGGGCTGGGGTTATGGGGCCGTTGTGGCGAGCCCGGTGATAGCGGATTGATGGTATGGGTTGACGCAACAGAGGTTGCCATACGCCTTGACGAAGATCGCCTTCGAGTCTTTGCCGGTCTGAACCTGCTCGAATCCGATTGGATGACCTTCGTGCATGGCTTCTTGATCGCGGACTTCGGAGAGTTGATCTTCGGGCGTATGATCGAGAAATCGAAATTCGATCTCATCGAGGTTGAGCATCCAAACCTCGGAGGTCGGAACCCCCTTGATCACCTTCATGGGGATCAAAAACGACCCATCGGCATAATGCGGAATAACCGTGCCTGCGGTGGCACCCGGCACAAATCGGACCGAATCTTCATAAAGGGTGGCGAACTTCTGAAATTGGAGCAGGTCCATCCAGATCTCGGTGTTTGGTCCGATGGCGTTGCGGTTCCAGGCATTGCGCACAAGGGTGCGCAATAAGGTCTTGGAGAGGGCAACCGACCCCGCTGCGGTGATGTTGGCTTGCCACAAGGCTTGCCCGGCTTGGGCGATGGTGGCATAGGTGTTGGAGGTCGACAGAAACGCCAGGAATCCATCGATATCGTCTCCACCGTTGCCCGATCCATCGGTCGCAAGTTCGAGTTCGATCTCGTGCATGATGGCCTTTAGGGCATCGGCGATCTGGGTTCCAAGCCCTTCGAGTCCACCGCGCAGGGCATTGCGGCGCGTGGCCAGGCGGATCAGGTTGTCGATCTCGACCATGACCCCAACGCGCGCCCACGGCAGATTGGCATCGTCCCAGGTGGGTTGAGTGGCCACCGGGTATCCGTCCGCCGCGCCAAAACTGGCTGCGGTTTTCCCCGCGACCTTGATCCCCCAATCTCGGACATATCGATCATTGCCATCCGCGCCGCCAACAAAGACCTTGCCCTTCTCCCGAAGCCGACCTAAGAAGGATTCGCCGGGAATCAACCAGTTGCCGGGCCCCTGGCGAACCACGTTATCGATCGTCATCGGCCCGTAGTTCTCAAACAGGATGTCGGTCAAGTCAGAAAATGTCATCGCGGACATAATTTATCTCCTACAGGGAAATGGTTTTTCCTTTGAGTTGTTGCGCCAATCGTCGGGCCGCCTCTTCCGGGGTTTTGGGTGGAGGTGGCTTGGCATCGCCCGCCCCTGCGCGCCCGCGGTCTATGGGAGGCAAAGTGGGCGGAACGACTGCGGGCACGGTTGGATTGAGGGGTGCGGGTCCAGGCGCTGCGGGTGCCGCTGGTGCGCTTGGTTGCCCCAGCTTTCCCGCCGATTGCAACTGCGCCAACACATCGAGGGTCTTGATGGCATCTCCACCCGACAAGGTCTCGACCAATTTTTTATCAGCTTCGGACAAACCGCCCAAAGCCGCCTGGCGATATCGCTCTAGCGCGGCTTTATAATCCGGCTCCGTGGGAGGGGGCACAATGGGCGCAGTCGGCGGAGGATTGGGTTGGGGTGCGATGGGAGGGGCAAGTTGAAAGATGATGGGTTGTGGCGCAGGATTTGCCGGGACAACGGGAACAATCGGCGCAGGTGGCGCAGGATTTGCGGGCGCGACGGGTGGGGGATTGGGATTGATTGGATCGGGCATGCTATTTCTCTTTCATCCTCTTTAAGATTCGACTTCTCAAGAGATCTATTACAACCTTGCGATCGTTGGGACTGGCCCCCCACCACTGATCGATCGCGTGATTCCATCGAGCCTTTTCTTTCGAGAAAGCGTCGGCAAATCCGATTGAGATAGTGAGAACCGGTCCATCGACCTGGACCGACTCGAGGTGGATGGAGTTCAGCATCGCGCCGGTATCGGATAGATTTCTTACCGATACATCTCGACCGCGCCCTTGTTTTTGCCGCGCGTATCCGGGCGAATAGGCTTTCATTTGGGTATCATCGATCCCAACCCCACGATCGACGCGCAACTTGATCTGCGCGATCATGGCCTGGCCCGCCTCGACGAAGGCCGGGACCACATTCTCTCTCCATTTTGCAGCGGTCGGGATATTTTTGACCATACATGCCTCCCTGATCATGGGTATGGCGCATGCATCCATAAAAGTCAAGTGGCACAATTATTGACGCGACGATTGATTGGCACGAGATATGTCGGAGTCGGTAGCACGGCCGATGCGCGCAGCATCGAGGTAGGCAACGGTGACGGGGGTGAGGGAGTGTCGACAGTTGTATCCTCCCCCGTAATCGCGCACAGGAAGGCCCTGTCCGTTTTTCAGTCGCAGTAAGTTTGAGTCGGATACGGCCAGGCCAACCAACGTCCGGCAGAACGGGCGAGTTGCATCGTCGTCGGGTCCGAGATAGATCCACCAGGTCCCGCCTTCATCTTCGGGTAATCCACCTGCCGCTTCGGATGCGACCCGCCGTTGCAATCCAGCCAGTGCGGTCGAGGATATAGTGCGAGCCTGCGATAGTGGCGCATCGAGTAGTTGCCCTGCCAACTTCGCCATATCGCGCGGACTGATAGGAGTCGATGCGGCTTGCTGAAAAAGTCCGGCCAGGCCTTTGTTGAACGATTTCAAAACATCGGATACGGCGCGATCCGCATCGCGCAGGAAGGTTAATTGCGCCCGACGGGAGACATCCGGAACCGAGATCCCCAATTCCCCCATGACGGGCGATATGGTCTCGGCAACAGAGGGGAGAAGGTCGCCCAAGCCTGCGATGATTTGCTTTTGCAATCCGGGAGAAAAACCGGAGGGCAGGGGTTGGCCTCGAAGCAGGCCCGATCGATCGAAAGATAGACCTCCAATCGACTTCAAGAAGTCCGCACGAGCGCGCGAAAACACCGGCTCCATGTCCGCCATCAAATCATTGAGTTGCCCATCCGAGTCAGCCCAGGCTTGCTGTAATGAAGACAGTCCCATCACATTTCCTTTTCCATGTCTTCATCGGGAGGCATGGGCATCGGCTCCGGCTCCGGCATCGGCTCCGGTTCGGGAGATAGAGGCGGGACCATGCGACCCACCCCTGCCTCGATTTGTTCCTCCTCGATTTGCTCAATCTCTTCAAGGGACAATCCCATCTGCCGCTGTACCCATCGAGGCGATACCACTCCCATTTCGAGGAGTTCTTTGTGCCATTGGGCTTTGTCGATCGGAGTGGCTTGCGCTCCGATCTCAGCCCAATCGATCTTGAGATCCCCATCGGGCAAAACGACCCCCGCATCGACCTGTAATACCGTGCGCGCAAGTGGGTATAATTTTTGCCCCTCCCATACATTCCATAATAGCCGCTGTTTGGCCCACACGCCCTCTTGGGCCAGGAGTTTGAGGGCCAGTGCATACCCACTGCTCGCGTCGAGAGATCCGCGAACCGATTCGGGCCGGATGCCATAAAGAGCGAGGGTAGCCGCTGCGGAGTCGAGGATCGATTCGAGGTTGCCCTTGAGATCCGCGCGCAGGTCGATTGCCCCGACATCTCCGGTTCCGCGGACGTGTATCCAACTTGCCGGATCGGTCAGGATGGATAGTGGGATATCCCCATCCGATCGATACCAGCCCTGTCGATGCGACTGAAAATGCCTAAGATGGTTATGCTCGGTTTTCGCAACGCCAACCTCATAGGTTGCGTCGCGCAGTCCGAGCGCCTCGCTGGTCGACCAATACTGCGCGGTCGGATACGAGGCATGGGCCACGACATAGGGAACCACCCCATAGGGGTTAGGCTGGCGATCCTCGACCTGCCAGGATCTCGATACCAACACCTGCTCCCCCTTATCCCAAGCCACCCTGCTGCCATCCTCTTTCTGCACCACGATCATTTGAATCGCGGTCAGGTCGATGGGATCGTGCTTTACGAAAACCCGATGGGGCAAAATAACATCGACGACAATTCTGGTCTTGCCCTCCTCAATCCCGGCCACAAGGGGGCGCAACACCACGGCCCGACAGGCGTAGCAGATTCGCGCTGCCTGGTCGAGCGACAGATCAAGAGCGCCTTTGGCCAGATAGGGCTTGAGCGGATCTTCTGCTTCGTCCTCCAGATCGATCCCCTCGATGGATCGGGTTGGACATCGGGAATAAATGGCGGCCAATTCATCCGCCGTCCATCGCAGCAGGTTAATGGAGGTATCGGCCTGCAACCGCAAGGCCTCCCATGTCTGCTCGGAGAATAGGAGTCGCAATCGTCGCTCCAATAACTCGCGCCAATCATGGGAGTAGATCCGCCACAACTCTTTCATGTCGGCAATGCGCGACCTCTCCTCTTTTTCCTCCCAAGCCCGCCGCCATAAGTCTATCTCGCTCGCCCTGATCATCTCGAACTCCCTTCCTATTTTGCCGGCTGAACAAAAGACACAGCAGGCAATGGACATAAATTTACAATAGCATACCGCAGCGCATCGCGCACATGATCCAGGATGCCATCCTTGATCGGCTGATCATCGCGATTCGATCCCTTTGCGTCGGGGTACCGGGATTCTCTAATCGATCGGAGGATGCCGCGTTGGGAGGTATCGAGGAGCAGGCGCGGATCGAAATAGAGCGAGGGAGATCCAAGGAATGGTTTTAGTTTTCCCCTTATGGCCGAGATTCCTGCGACGATGGCCCGCTTGAACGGGTCAGTGGTCCAAATGCATTCCCATCCTGCCGACTCCAAGATCGCAACATCCGATAGGCCCGTGCTGGTCGATCTCGAATCCCCTGCTGCATCGAGGTAAACCTTCCCCATCTTCCATCCATGCTCGTAGTATTTGCCGCGCCAACGCTGTTCCGCCCAGACGGTGGGCATATCGTTAAGCATGCATTCGTCGAGAACATGGATGCAATGTTCCGTGCGGTGGCGTGGACAGAATCGGTGATGTTGAAAAAACAGCGTCGCGCTACGTTGTACACCCGGATCAAATGCGATGTGGACCGGGTGAGACGGGATGTGGAGATCGGGTTGGACATGCGAGGACGCGGAGAACTCGGGAAACACCCCACCCTCCAAATGGACCCATTCTCCACCGACGTACTGCCGATATAGATCCTGCGAGTAGGACCGGCGCAGGGTCTCGATATACTCAGGGGGGAGGTAGGGATTCTCCTCGGTGGGCGCAGCAACCTCGGCATAGCCCTCCATGCCACGACCCCAATAGTCGTAGAGCCAGCCCATCGAAGGGGTAGATGTCATCACGATGGATCGCCGCTTGGCCCGTGGTTCGCGCACACGAGCAAGCAGGATCTCCCATGCCACTCGATCCCAATATCGGCCCTCATCTCCCCAGGCCCAAGCGAGGTTGGCTCCCTCCAACGTGTCGGGCCGATCGGCAGATCCGTAATAGATCCGGGCGAGATTAACTAGCTCGATATACCGCTCGCTCTTAACCTCGCGACGGAGAATCTGTCGAGGCAGGAGGGAGCGAAATGCGCGAAGAGTGGTACGATGCAAAATCCCCCACGTCGGGGCAACGATCATGCCATCGCATTCAGGATTTTCGACAGCCAACCGGATCGATTCTGCTGCCCCGCACAAAGTCTTGCCCGACCCGACCCCTCCTCGAAACAGTCGGTAGGGAGCCGGGTGCCGGTGGAAAGATCGCTGGTGAGAGAGGGGCCGATAGGGGATCTCAATCATCCTGTTTGAACCTCAACAACATCGCCCGCATCTCTGCCGATCCACCCAGCCCAAGGGCCTCAAGATGGCCGCGCAGAGAGGTCGACCACCGCGTAACCTGATCCGCATCCATCGACCCAACGCGACCCGTTTGCAGGCGGATGATAGCGAGCAGTGCGCTCCATCCCTCGATCGCGATCTGCTCCCGAATGGCCCTGGTTGCGGCAAGATCCTCTGCGCGTCGATGGTCATCAAAGGCAGCGGATCGTTCGGCCCATCGATGCTCTTTAAACCAGTGTTTAAAGTAGGGAGCAGCGTCTTTTGGCGGGATAATTCGGGATTTTTTGGGAGCGAGATAGGCCCGATAGGCACCGACAACAGACCGAGCCGCAGGGGGTAATCCACGATAAAGACAGAACGCCCCCCATGCTTTTTCGGTCTCTTCCGGCAATCTGGCCCAAGGCTGTCGTTCACTCTCATTCATCGTACCGCACACAATGGGTTGTATGGTCTCTTGTTTGGCACCATATATCTTGTGTGTTTGTTTTGCAACAGGCTAGCCGTGCAAGGCAACAGCAAACACCGGGGTTTTAGGGGCTCCCAGCAGGCCCATCGAATGGAGTTGAGCCAGCGCATTTCTCGGCCGGCCTGTTCCCATCTGCTGAAATCAGGGATGGGCACAAAGAGAGCGAAGGGCAATGCCCGCAGAGGACGAGTATTGCCCTCATTGCAGGTGCAATCGGAACCGGATACAGAGAGCGACACGTTCACATGGACTGTCGTGGCCGTGTCGCTGCCGGTGGTGGAGATTCTGCTAGAGAGATTCATTTTGCGCCGATTCCCTTACAGCAAACCTTCGGTTGTACTCCAAAACAACGTCATCTCGCGACGTGTGGGCGTTTATTGTTAGATTAAACCCGTTGAACTCGAATTGAACAAAAACTCCCAGGAGGCAGGCGACTCGCTTTGCCTCCGAAGCGGCCTCATTTATGCCACATCCAGGCATAATTCCATCTTGATGATTCCAATTATCATGTTCGCCTCTCCTTCCGTCGTTTCAGAATCTTCCGACTCATCCAAACCCCAATCCAAATCACCACCATCCCCAGCCACATCCCCTCGCATGCCTGATACCAGCGCACGGCCCAGATCCCGGCGAAGATCCAGATGAGCAACCTGAGTCTGAGCCAAACCACAAGGGCGAGGATGTGGGTGCGGTCGACCATGATCGAATGGCCCTTACAATTTGCGTCTAAAGGCGTCCCATGCCGCTTTAAGCAGGTCTTCCATGATTTCCTGGGTGATTTGTTCTTTCACGAATTGGGCGACGGTCTGGGCATGATCGCGGTTCAACACCTCGATGATCGAGTCGCAAATCATGCGCTCGATCACTTTGCGAATGGGGTTATTGAAGGAATTGCCCAATTTGCTCACTTCTTCTCTGATGATCTTTTCTAGCTCCACCCCAATGGCGCTTTTCGCGATTGCATCTGCAATCTGTTGGTTGATCTGTTCGGGGGACAAGTCTACTTTGATCTCCATTGTATCTCCTTTTCAAGCCTCCCGTGCCCAACCTTCGAGGCATTGAGCCGAACAAAATCGCAGGTGGATCAAGGTTCCTTCCTCGTTCTCCACCAGCAGAAATCGGGCATAGGGCGCAGGTTGGCAACAGAGATCGCAGATGTACTCCGGATCTTGCGCCGCGCTTAATCGCCCGGCACGGAGGCAGGAGCGGCATCTATACCGCCCATGCCGACGATAGACAGTGAGGTTGCCACTGCCGCAATGCCGACAGGTCGGATTGTTCTCTGGTGGCTCGTGGACCCCTTCTTCGATCATTTTTCTGTCGACTCCTCGGGCTGTTGAGCCAGCCATCGCAAGAACTCTGGGCTGGCCCGATACCAGGCCTCTCCCACGAAAATATGTTTGGCCGGATCATCAGTCGCCTCTTCATAGGCGATGATTAACTCCAACCGTCGGCCTTTTCCAAGTGACTTGAAGTCCGCCAATGTCATCCGATCCTCCGATAAAAAAGCAGGTTGGGCTGTAGAAAAGGAAAACGCACTATCCGTGGGTTTGTGAAGATCATCCAACCTGCTGCATCTGTTTAGGCGACGGTTCGCCCTTCGACATCGCGAGCCATCCGTTTCAGCGTGCGCTCGTGCAACACCTCCATTGCCGTGCGACAATGTTCCAGGGCCTCGGCTGTTTCGGGCGCAGGGAAAGGCCCGGACAGGAAACCCTCAAACCGATCGATCAGGACCGCCAATAGCTGTTCGTTGGAAATCCCGTTTATGCCGACCTCCTGAATCCCGCCCTTTTGAAATTCGAGGATGAGATCCGGTCTATCTCCCTGCCCCAAGGCATAGGAGTGATGTGCCCCGCCGGGGCCGATTTCATCGAGTACCGCGACGCGCTCATTGTGGTTTTTGCCTTCGACGATATGTGTTTTTATTTCCATGTTTTTTCTCCTTGTTACGACCCGACCAACTGCTGGATCAAATCGCTGGCCTGGGCCTTGGTGAATCCGGGCGTTGGCTCCCACTTGAAGCCATACAACTTGCGGATATATTCGATTTGTTTGGGCGTAGCGGGGGAGAGGTCGTGTCCATTTGCGATCGCCGGTTTCCATGCCACACCACCCGGCACCTCGATGGGGATGCGTCGTGGCCCCGTATCCTCATCGATGAGCAGATAACCAACATCCATCGCAAACTCAAACAGCCTTCGAGTCAACTCCACATCCCGCAGATTGTAGTCATATAGCTCGTCCCATCGCCCTTCTTGGGCGAGGATGGGGGCATGTTGACCATGCCCATTCTTCCCCTCGCCCAGAGTCGCCCAAGCCAGCCGTTGCAAGGATGGCCAAAACCCCAGAACCTCGGAGCAGAGGGCTATCAGGTCGCAATGGTCGCGTGGGGGCAACTCGTATCCGCAGGCCTCCAGCAGGGGGCAATCGAAGGCGAGGGAATTGAAACCGATCAACAAATCCGCCTGCCCCAAAAGGTCGATCATGGCAGCCATCCTCTCCCCTCGAAAAATGCGATACCTCCCGCCTGCTCCACCCTGCCAACTGATCCAAACAACGCCGCTCGATATCCCCAGTCCGGCCTTGTTCCCCCAGCCTCCTTGGACGCACTCGGGGTTATTGGCGACTTCCAGATCCCACACTGCTACTCTCATTTGTTTAAGGCCTCCTTTTGCGCCACGACCCAAAAATCAAACATGGTTCGAGTTCGATTGCGCCACGACCCAAAAATCAAACATGGTTCGAGTTCGATTGCACCCCGGCGAAAACCAGATGGTCTCGCGTTTTTTGTTCTTCTTGCCTCGGCTTTTTGAATCGCCTTGATTGCCATATCCCCCATTGGCCGACCACGCCACAGATTCCCAACCATTGGGCGGTGTCCATGTGCCATCATGCCCACATAGGGCAATTCGCATATTAGAGATATTGCCGTTTTCTTCGCACCAATGGCAGACCTCGCCCCATAGATCGGGGTGATCTTCGTTGTAGCAATCATCCCGATCCGCCCTATCATAGGGCGGATCGAGAAACACCCCACAGATTCCAGACGGGCCTTTGGTGACCGCTGGAGTGCAAACGCGCCGCCAATCACCGCAGCAAATACGCACATCTCGCAGACGACTGGAGAGCGATTGCATCATTTCCCTGATATATTCTCCCCTCCCTGGATTCCCAAGATGCGGGAGTTTTCTGTTTATGCCCCTCCCTGAATCCCCAAGATGGGGGAGTTGGTTGGATGATGTTTTGCACCAACCATCCCCAATCCAACAACAGATCCCCCACAGCCACCATCCGGCAATTTTGGGGTCAAAATGATCTGGATTCTGCTTCATTTTCTCCAATAGATCGGTTTTTTGCGCAATCAGCCATTTGTGTCTGGCAAGCAAGTCTATCTCTGTCACAGGCCAATTTGCAAAACCCGCCACGCCATCGGGATCTTGTTGCACCGCTCGCCAGAAATTGACGAGGTATCCATCAAGATCATTGACGGTCTCAACGATGTTCGGATCTTCATTGGCAAGCAATACCGCCAACGATCCGGCAAAGGGCTCGATATAACGAGAGACCCCGGCAAGTCTTTCCCAGACCAAGTCCGCAACGCGAGATTTGCCACCGAACCAGGGGAAGGGGGCACGCAGATTCATTCGTCCTTGCCCCCTTCCTGCGAATCGTCGTTTGTGTTTCGCCTATCTTCCACTCGCTCCAAGATGGCCCCCATCTCGTCGATGACCTGCTCATCCTCTCCGCGTCCAAGCAGGTAGATCCATTTTGTTAGGACTTGGGGTCGGATGCCCAACTTCGGCCCGGTGTTGGGGCGCAACTCGATTCCCATCCCCAACAGCATCGAGCGCATGGTGCCAAACGAACACCCCCGCCGAGTAGCCAGGTCTCGGATCGAGAAGCCTGCCTCGTAGGATTCGGCGAGGTCATCGGGCCGAAGCCGCTGGTTCATCGCGGATCTCCTGTCAAACACGCCAACCATTCTTCGAGCGCTTCGATGGTTTCGAGCAGGTCGGGAATATCCGTGCGAGCATGAGCAAAAAAGGATGCCATTTGTTCGCGGCCACTGTTTGCGAGCGCAGAGGGCAACCACGGCGCTTCTACAGAGGCAATTTTACACCCGTTCTCTGCCCACACCCCGGGCCGCCCATTGGGTCTCCGAACCACATAGGGACCGGGATATGCGGCGTTGCAACGCTTTTTTATTTCTTCCCGTTGCTCTTTCGAGAGAATCATTTGTCTTCCCCTATCGAACACATCAGCCGCTCGGCAATGCGACCCAAGCGCCAGGTGTGGGCTCGGATGCGCCCATAGACCTCGACCGGTTTTCCCTCCGGACAGCGCCCCTCCCCATCGTTGCATCGAGAACACTCGATCCAACCGAAGTCAGCCAAAGAGCGCATGGTACGCTGAAACGAACGTTCTGTGGGATCTCCCTCCCCATGTTCCTCGACATACAACAGGTATAATTCCCGCGCAGTCACGGGTCGCCGCGTCCACGACAGCAGATCGAGGATGCGCAGCGAGTACAAGAGCGGCAGGCCTGCCGCTCGATGGCTTGGGAGTGAGGGGAGAGCAGGCTGGTTCATGGTACCGTCGTCCATCCGAGCGACCCGAAGGTTTTAAAAAATTCGCCGAAGCCGCCTATCGCCCTAAACTGGCAGAGGTAGAAGATCGTCTGCCCGCGCCGGGGGCCAGACACGCCCGGATGTGGCCCCCAAAACTCGATCCGGCCTGCCGGGAAGCAGATGGCATCGGCCCGCTTAGCCAGCGATTGCCACCAGGCAGTCTCCGTGCAGTTGTTGGCGAGGAGGATCATCTGCTCAATGTTCCCGCTCTCTACATATGCCAACGCTTTTTTGACAAACGCATCAATGAGATCCCGCCCATAAGGAGGATTGAGCCATACGTTGCCACTCCAACTTTGGGTCAAGCCATCATCCTCTTTCCCAAACCACTTTGCAGCCCTCACAACCTCCTGGGCCTGGGCACAACTTGCGGGATCGAGGTCGATGGAGCCCATCACCGACCGGGCCATCTCGATGATACTGGTGGGCGTATACCATTCGTTGGAGTCGGGGCCATTGCAATCGTTGTCTTTGCCATCGCAGATCTCGATGAAGTCCTCAAGGTCCGTCTGGCGTGGATCGGGCTGGCTCTCTACTCTCGCCTTCTCTTCCTCGTCGTGGCGCTCGAACTCGAACTTACCCTCTTCTGGGTTCAAAGCGACCGTGGTTTTCCGTTGGCCTTGCCCGATCTTGGAGGCATCGCGAACACTCTCGATCTCACCCCCCTTGACCCGCGCTGCGACCGCTCTCTGCTCATCAGGCTTAAGGCGGGCCAGGGCATCCAATTCGCTTCCATTGCGGGCGACAGGAGTATCGCGGATGGCATTGCGAACATCCTCGGGAATGGCCCCGGCACGGGCAACGGCGCGCTCGACGGTTCGACGAGAGGCGCCGGTTTTTTGGGCGGCGTCTTCGGCAAAAGTGCATGCCGCCAAATTGTCGTTATGCACTCCATTTTTTGCTCGCCCTCCCGCCGATCCCTGTCGTGTCTCGGGGTAGAGATGTTCATAGATTTCCTTGCGCCGCTTGTAATGCTCGCCGATTTCCAACGGCGTCAACTCGGCCCGGATCAAGTTCTCATCGATCTCGGCCAACTGTGCCCCAAGTCCATCCAGATCCACCTCGCACGCATCGATCTCCGACCAACCCAACCGCTCGCAGGCACGGAGCCGATGGAGGCCTGCAATGAGGTAGTAGGGCCTACTGTCTCCATCGGGAGAGGAGGCCACGGTGATGGGGTTCAGCAGGCCAACGCTCTCGATCGAGTCAGCCAGGCGCTCGACCTCAACCGCGCGAAGGGAGCGGAAACGCTCTGCAATGTAGATGTCATCGATGCGGATTTGCATGGTCATTCTCCAAAACTAGAACATGTTCTATTTTTTCCCCTTAAAGGGAAATATATAAAGAGAGAGATTCTTATTTCTTCTTAAGGGTGATTTTTTCATGGCGAATAAGGCTCTCCAAAATCCCGATTCTACGGGACAGTCGCAACAGTCGCAGAACAGTCGCAAAAAAGTCGCAAGCGTTATTCGTTGGGGCTCATACCTCACCCGCAACAGTCGCAACAGTCGCAGACAAAATTTCGTTTCCATTTGCGTCGGTCGCGACTGCATAGGTTTGACGGCTTACCCTGCCCTTGATGGTCTGTTTGCCAGTCGGGCGCAGGTGTCCCGTTTCGACGCAAATTTCCACGGCGCGACCTGCGACCTCTCGCTTGCGAAGCGTGGCGGGACCAGACCGGCAGATGTCCGCCACGCTGATATGGTCCTCGCTCCAACTCGTTCGCAGCCAGCCCAACAGGATCTCCGCCGACTCGTCTTGCTCGGTGGGTCGGCCAACTTCGAGGCGCATCTGTTCGACCAGGTAGAAGCAGGTCAGGCCAATGCCGGTCATCATGGCGTTAACCTCGATCGTCTGTGCGGACGGGTTCTCGAACAAAGTCAGCACGGCGGCCAGACGCAGGGCATGCTCCGGGACCTTGCTGGCGAATCCCTGAATGGATCGGTAAGTCGTGGCCAGGTGGGATTCCACCTCGTTATGCCACTCGATCCAGTATTGGCGAGCCTCTGCATTCAACGGCAGAACGCGAGGTGTCAGGCCGTGGTCGCCTTCGATGCCGATGTGTTCGAGGTTGACAAGCAATCGATTGCAGAACCGATCGCAGATCTCAATGGCGGCTTCGTCGGCTTCGTGGAAGGGGCGAGACCCGATGGTGGACTCGGGTTCGGCGGTCAAACACCGTGCCGTAAAACCGAGATCTCGGAGCATGGCATCACCGATCAACTGCTCGCTCGCCATCGGCTGCATCATGAGATGCAAGCAAAATCGGCGACCGCGAAGGACTTCATGTTCTTTCGCGCGAGGTCGGTCGATGGCGGCTCCGTCCCATAGGGCGTTTAAGGTCGACGCCGTTTTCATCCGATGGTCTGCGCTCATGCCATATCCACCCAAGAACGCGCCGCCCTCGTCGTTGCAAAGGCCCTGGCTCAACTGGCCTCTTTGAAGGGAGCGAAACAACCCCTCTTGGGTTGGTTCTTTCACAAGAAGGATTGGCTCGCGCGGAGGCTCGGGCGCCTCGCCGAGATCTTGCAGGGAACCGCTTGCAAAGGCTGTTTTTTCTCGTTGCTCATAGTTGTATTGGGCCAACTTATGCAGCGATTTCTCTTGAGAAAATCCTTTCTCTAGCACGATGCGACGGGCTTCGATCCCCTCAAGGGCGATGCGATCGGCGGATGATTTTCGCTCGCCGGATCGGGCGACTGTGAGAAAAAAGTTTGAGATGGGTCTGCGCGACGATGGGCCACCGATCCCCGGCAACTCGATGTCCGCAAGATGTTGGACGGACAGGGTGGCGGCGGCCAACACGGACTGCGCGCACAAAATATAGGGGGCTTGCGTGCGGCTTTGAACGGCTTTGATGTATTGATCGAGGGAGGTTTCGGGGAATTGGATGGCCTTGGGTTTGGTGGGGGTAAGGGGTAACGAGTCGGTTATATTTTCAGTTTCAAAATTTTCTTTGCGACTGTTGCGACTGTTGCGCAAATGCCCGTTTCCATTGACAAAAATGCTGCTACTGCTCTTGCGACTGTCCTGCGACTGTTGCGACTGTTGTTTTTCCTGGATAGGGGGGTATGCGCCTGGTGTGAGGTCGGCCATGAGATCGGTCAGGGTCAGCCCCATCGCATCGACGATCTCCTGCTCGGTGCAGTGTGCGCCCGGACAATACAGGTAGATCGTCCCCTTTTTTGAGTCGGCAACGGTCATGCTTTCTGCCCCGCAGACCGGGCACCAGGCAGACCAGGTCTTGCCGTCCGATTGAATCGCAACCCCCTCTAGTCGGGAGAGAAAAGCAGGTATCGGGGCTGGTGGGAAACGCCTATTCGTCTGCATGTTTCAACCTCTCGATCTCCGCTTCCAATGCCGCGATCCGCTTCTCCATCCGCTTCGCTTGCCAGACCCGGATCACCCATGTTGGCAGGTCGACCAGCACCCCATATGGATCCTCCGAGGTCTGCGCATCGAGTTCGAGGAGTTCAGAGAGGGGGGAATCGATCCTGGCCTTGGCATCGACGGATCGGGCCACATCGACGATGGCATGGAGGTTGCGCATGGTGTCTTGGCTCATCCCCCACCTCGCGTCGCGTCGCACACCGCCTGATAAGCGGTCTCTACCGTTATGAGTTTTTCTGTCACTCGCGCCAGTTCGGCCTGATACTCGGCCACCTGTGCCCGATGATGGGCGACCAGGGCCGTCGCGACTTCGAGCTTTAGGGACATGCGCTTGAACTCCTCGCGAATGATCTTCATCTCGTCGGGGGTATAGGAGACGAGGCACATGAAATTGAGGGGTTGGCGGGTGATAAGGGTGGTGGCGTCGTCGCTCATGGCCAGACCACCTCGCCGTTCTCGTCGGTTGCGAGGGGGAAATCCGCGAGGGTCGCGCCTACATGCGACCACTCTCGCAACTGATCCTGCGGCATGAGTTTTGCGCCCTGTTGTAGGGCCTCGTAGGCGCACCTGGCCCACTCCTCGAGTTCGGCGATGCGGTTGGCGGCTGCGTCCGACATCTCCCCATATCGGCGATGTTCTGTCTCTGCGACATGCGCGAACATGTCCACTTCGCACTCGCAGTTACCGGAGCATAGGGCGTATCCGCTCCCGTCGGCCACGTTTTTCATGTGATCGAGTTTGTTCCCATGCGCGCAGGTTGGAGGATTTTTGGTGCCTGCGATGATTCGTTTTATGCTCATTGTTTGCATCTTCGTCTCCACTACCGCCCACGCCGGGGCGGATCAAATTGCGCGGCCAGGAATCGAACCTGGTTCGAGGGAGCGACCCTCCATGTTACCGTTACACCACCACGCAAGTGCCGGTCTCTCCCGGCTGTCGCGTTGTTCCCAAGACTCGTTTGCACCAACGTGGGCTGCGCCATTCCTGCTTGGTCCAGGGCCAGCGATATCCCGGTGTCTCGCTGGCTAGCCCCGAGCGCGGAAAACCGCGCCAGTTTCCGGAGGGCGAAGACTTGCATAGGGCGGGGATTGCCGAACACCCATCGAGGGTCTCTGGAACGAACGAAAGTTCTCGGCTTTCCCCAAACATCCTCATACCCGCCGACTTGATGACCATACACCCCGATATGTTGGAGTGGGTACAAGGAAGATCGATCATGGTTTTTCCCCCGGATCATCCGAGTTCAAGGGGTAGTTTTGGGCGGGACTATCGCTCGTGAACGCCCGAATATTCGGGCCAAACGCCGCCTTGATCTTTTCCCACACTCGCGGGTTTTCGAGGGCCTGTACGCGGGCGGTGAGTGCTGCGACCTGGGCTTCGAGGTCGGAGATGCGAGCCTCTTTCTCTCGCCGCTCGGCTGCCACTGCGTCTAGCTGCTCCTGCAAATCCACAAGATCCCCATCCTCATCAAGAAAATTGATGGGTTTGATTTTTACGTTATCAGCCATCGATCCTCTCCTCTGCGGCCTCGACCGGGGCCACTGCCAGGTCTGTCACCTGCGCCACCAGTAGATCCTCATAGGAAACCGCGCCGCCCGTGATCGCCACGATCTTGCACGCGGTCGGCAGAGAGGGTATGCGTCGCCCCGTGGCGAGATGGCTAACCATGCCCGTGGTAATTCCACACGCCCGGGCTACGTCGACGGGCCTGATCTCGCGCTGCGAGCGGAAAAAATCTTTGAGTTTCATTTGAAACCTCCATAGAAACAACGATACCATCGGTATGCAGAAAAGTCAAGCATAAAAATTACAGGATGTATGTTTTTTTTCTTGACTTCATGGTATACAGATAGTATGTTATCACCAGCGGATCAAGATCAATTACAACCAAAGGAGATCCAAATGAGAATCAACCTGCCCCCCATCCCATCCATCATCTATACCCCCGAGATCGCCGAGTATGAAGAGGCCTATGAAGCCTCCTACCAGGAAGCCCGCGCAGAACTGAAAGAGGTTTTGTGGGCTTGGCAGAAGGTAAAGGAGGGCCTGGAAGACACGGCGGGCCAATGGAGCCTGCCCGCCAATCGCCCCGCCCTCTACCGCTCGCAACGCGATCTGATCCGATCCTTGAGCCCAGATGCGCGGGAGATGTTCGAGTCGGCGAGAGATGTTGTGGTCGACTCGATCTGCTTCCGCTGCGCCCCTGATGGGGAGGATGGGCTACAGATCGATTCATGGCCTGTGTTGGTATTGTGATCTCGAAATTGTGATCTCGAAAAGGAGAAAAAAAATGAACCAACAGATAGACCCACCCACCACATCCTCAATAGGCGACCTCGCAAAGGCCCTGGCCACCGCGCAAGGGCAATTCGGTGTGGCTCAGGCGGACGCCTGGAACCCCCACTTTAAGAGCCGCTACGCCACCCTGGCGGCCATCATGGCAGCAGTGCAGCCCGCCCTCTCCCAAGCCGGTCTAGCGGTCCTCCAGATCCCCGCAGTGGCAGGGAAAACGGTATCGGTTGAAACCGTTTTGATCCACGGATCGGGACAGCGGATATCCTGCCTCCTAAGCGCCGATGCGAGGGATACCGGGCCGCAGGCGATCGGATCGGTGATCTCCTATCTGCGCAGGTATGGTCTGGCCTCCCTTCTGTCGGTGGCCACAGGCGAGGATGACGATGGGGAGGGAGCGACCGCTCGCCCTGCCACGCGCCCGCAACCCACCCCGCCCATCATCCCCATCACCGTCCATTCTCGCCCCCAAGGGGGCCAGCACACCTCCCCACCCATGCGCGAAGCCCCTGTCTATGAGCCAGAACCAGGCCCCGAAGTGCCCCCCATCGAGCTTTCGCCTGATGCAGTGGAGATCCCCGAACCAACGGAGCGGGAACGGTACATGAAAAAGCTCCATGCCATCGGCCACGAGCGCGGCCTGGGCCACGAGGATTTACGCTTTTTGATGCGGCTGGAATCCATGAAGGATGCCCCAGAGGGCCTGCTATTCGCCGCCTGCGAGATGCTTGGAGCCCACCATCCAGCCGACCTAGCCCGGGCTTGGGGGCGCAACAAAAACTACCAGGGAAGCCTGGTGGCCCTCAAGGATTGGTGCAAGGGTGAGCTTGAGAAGGCGCATCTTCAGGACGCGGGAGGCACCCCATGAGCATCCAATCCATAAAAATTTTCTTCGTGCGGTGCGATTGGTGCCGTCGCGTCGAGGATGTTTGTTTCTCCGAACGCACCGAAACAGAGGGCCAGGCCGCATACCTGGCACAATCTCTTGGATGGAAACAGGATGGCGATAAGTGGCGATGCCCTAATTGTTTGCCGTTTTCGGTGGAGGATGATCGCGGCCTGATCGAGAGGGAGATGGGAGCGTGATCGATCCTGACCCCCTCCGCAGATGGTGGATCGCTGATGTGATCGACCGCGTGGGCTGGTTGTATGGGCGGGGGATCGGTGGGCGAGAGACCCGCCGGATCAAAGTGAACGGATGCGCCGAAACGGCGAGGGATATCCGAGTCGGGGTACTCTTATCTGTGTATGATCAACTGCCACAAGATCCCAAATATGCCCGCCATATCGCCACGATCGAGCGAGGATGGCAGTGGGACTGGAAGCGCATAGTAGGCGTGGATGAGTGGCCCGCCACATCCCAGCCCCCCACCGTGTTTGATCTCGATCTGTGGGAATGGGCATTTTTTCGCTTGGAATGGCTGGAGATGGTGTGGGCTGCGTGCGGATGGCGCGCGCCGCAATTGCTCCTCGATGGTCTCTGCCCCATCGACGAGCCACCGCAGATCCGGATCAGATTTTTGATCTCGCGAATCTGATCTCATCTCCCTGATCACCTGAACAAAACACTGTATATCCCCCATAAAAATCGATACACTCTAAAAAAAATCATATGTGTTTTCGCGCACTTTACATTTTTATGTAAAATAGTTTACACAAACGAAAAAAGATGAGTATACTAAGAATGTGAGGGCGAGACGGATCGCCCCCAACAAATGAAGGAGAAAGAAGATGAGTATCAATTTGGCTAGACTTCGAGTGGCAGAAGAAATCGACGACATGTCCAATCCATCGGAAAAGACGATCGAGAAGTTCTTTTGGGCCATGAGAAGAGATCAAAACATCTCTCAGTCTTGGGCCGACTTTCGGTCTTGGGCTGGTATCTCCGAGGAGCCAAAGGAAGAGGAGAGAGGGGCCGAGAATAACGCGATCTGCCAAGCTGCAGCGGATTGTTCGGGGAGATCATGGGCCGATATCGTCGATCTATTTGTCGCCGATGGGGACCTGTTGGCCGCCCGCAAGTGGATGGATGGCGAGACATATGCGGATGAGGAGGATATCCATGAGTGAAAAAGAATGCACCCATGAGGGCAAGTGTCTGCTCCCCCCCGATAGCTCGCTGCCCCGCTATGCCTGCCCAAAATGCGCGAGATGCGATTGTCCGAAGTGCATACAACGCAATTACAATAGGATGATGCACGATCTGAAAAATACCTACAATCTGCGCGATCCATTCTACCCCTATAAAGAGGGAGGAGGGAGGGATCAATGAGAAACGAGTCTATCCACCTCTCCCTCTCCCCCTTGGTGGTGGAGTGGCTGCGCGATCGTCCGGTCTCCATGAGCTTTGTAGCTGAACAGATCCTCCTACCCCACGCCCAGACCTGGCGCGCGGCGAAGGACCTGCCGACCGTGAAAAAAATATCCTCCGACCTGGCCGCCAGGGGTGTACCCGCAATCCGGGTCGAGGGGGATCGGATTTTCTGGCTATATCGCGATGGCCGAATCAGGGGCCAGTTGGCGGTCCTGATCCAGCATGAGGGGACGGATTACACCTCCGTCCACCTCGAATCAAACCTGTTCGCGCTGCCCCCGCGCTGGACAGAGTCGGATGAATGGGGATTGTTGGTTGAGCAGATAGAGGGACTTTTGGAAGACGCGGCCTATACGGCCACAGAAACCGCCGTGTTGGCGGAGGGAGAAAAGGAAGAAGAATAAGAAAACCCCGGTGTTTGCGCACCGGGGCCAGAGCCGAGAAACTGTCAGAAACCCAGCCCCACTCCTGTTGTAAGGGGGATGGGGCAACAGGTCAAGACCGCAACCAGGCCCCCTTACAATCTATCTCGTCGCCTCTCTGATCCCCACGATTCCCCCGCACACACCCGCCACAACCAACCCCGAGACCAGCGCATGAGGCCAACAGGGTGGACAACGCACCTGGGCCACAGCAAGTTGTTTTGCCATGCAAGCCCGGATCTCGGCTTGGTATTTCTTCGCTTGTCCATCACAGACGATCCGCTCCAGGGCACGGGTGTGAAGCGATTGCGATGCAACGATCTGTCTACACTCTTTCTTTTCGATCTCGATATCCCGCTTCAATTTCTCGACCAGCAGCTTGTATCGATCGAGCAACACCAACAACTTGCGGGTGCGCTCTTTTTGCACCTGGGTGGCGGGCATCGATGCGGGGGAAGAGAAACCGGGGATGGGTAGGCAGACCAATAGCAGGATCAGCCAGGCCAGGACCATGGCGCCAAGGAGACCGAGGCGAACAAACCCGCCCTCTTTGTCGAGGTATCGGGTGTGTTTGTCGATCGCGGCATCGGTTTCGCGATCGAGATCCTCGGTTGTCTTGGCGCGGTCGACAACGGCTTTGGCCTTCTGTTCGGCGATCGAGACGCCCTCCCGATATTGTTGCTCCGAGACAAGCTTCTCTTCCCGTTTTTGGCGGGCATAAGCTTCAAGATCTCGCGCATTCTTTTCTCGTTGCTGGTCGAGCTTGGCTTGTGTTTCCCGGTCGGCCTGCGATTGTTTTTGGATGCGCGTCATATCGGCCTTCGATTGCTTGCGTATCAGGTCGTAAGCCTGTCCCGATCCAAACAATGTGCCGATGATGGCGGCAATGCCTCCCCACAAGACCCAGACTAAAATCACGGCCACTACAATGATTCCAACGATGCACCAGGTGCGGTGTTTTTCCCATATTTGCTTGATCATAGCGTTGTTTTCTCCACAGGCGGGGGGCCTGGATCTTCGGGGGGTGCGGCCTTGGCCTTGGCTATAGAATCGGGAGATCCGGGGGTCGGATTCCCTCCACTCCCCCCTCCCAAACGCATGGCCGCTGCACTTACGGCGTCGAGGATAGAGGCAGGTGGCGCTCGACCCGCGGTGACGTACACCGATAAAGCCTGCGCGGATTCCACAAACGCCTTGAGGTGGAGTTGGTCGCGCAAGAGCCAGGATGCGAACCCGATCAACACAAGCAAGCCCACGAAACACCAGGGGGGCCAGCCCAGATCGAGAACCCCTTTGACGATTGATTTGCCGGGTTTGATGTCCGGCATTTTGCAGGCCTGCACCATCTTCAGATCCTTGGCTTTGGCAATGCATGCCTTGTGGGCCACAACAGCAGCCAAGGGCACGGTGTTTCCGGTATTCCAGGCAACCAACAACTGGCCTACAGAGGTCATGAGAACCAAAAAAATCCCCGGACATGACAACCAGAAAAACACGGTCGCGCCGAACGATCGGCGACGTTGTCCGCTCGGCTCCACCCCATCGGAAAACTGCCCACACCAAATATCGATTTGATCAAGGGCCCCAAGTTGCGGGGATACCTGCATGGGCACGGGCGTGTGTTCGCTCATACCAACACACCAAATCCAAGGATGGCCTTGGATTCGATGGATCGCCGGAGCTTTTTGACCGACCGCCCCCAATTCCCCTCGACGGTGATATAGGCAGACACCGCACCATCTTTCTTCTCGACATCGACGATGATGCCGACATGATCGACGATACGGCGGGCTGCCTCCTCGTCGATTTCGTCAAAGGCGGACGGGTCGAGTTGCCAATCAAAGAAAATGAGATCGCCGGGCTGCCCTTCATGGTTTCGATCGTACCAACCCGAGGCCTTCTTGCACTCGTCGATCAGCCTGTGGCAGCCGTAGCAGCCGACGCCGTGGCTGTGGACGATGGGATGTCCTGCCTCTTTGTAGGCCCACGAGGCAAAACAGGCGCACCATGCATCGCCCCACTGGAGTTGGCGGGGTTGTCCTTGTTTGTCGAACAACTCGATTTTCCAGCGGCTGTCCGTGACGGAGCGCATGTATTCCATGATGCGATCCCTGTTGTCAGTCTCGGTGACGCCGACCTCTCCGAGCGCGGCGTTGACAATATCCTCTCTACTCATTCGCCCTTCTCCTTTTTTTCCCGACTTTGCTCTATCCGATCGAGGCGCTTCTCAAGCCGCTTCTCGAAGCCTTTTAGCCAATCACTAATCTGCTGCCGAAACTCCTTATCCCTCAATTCAGCGAGCGCGACCCTGGACTCCAGGTGGATAAACTGCTCCTTCGAGGGAGAGTGGATTTGTACGATATGCTTGGTCTCGGTCTGGGTCGGGAGCCTTGCGATCCAGACGATCGGCGGTACCAAAAACGCGATGACCAACCCTGCCCAGATGAAGGGAGAAAAGCGGGTTTTGATCCGGTCGTAAAGCTCGCTTGAATCGAGCTTTGCGCGAGGTTCTGTACTCACATGGTCTCCTTTGATTGCGGCGATGGCAGGGGCGACGCGGGTGGGGGGATCGGACTTGGTGCGAGTGGTACCGCGCTCGGAGTGGCGGGGGTTATAGGCCCACCGCTCGGAGTGGGAGAAGCTGCTTGGGTGGGAGAGACTGGCCCCGATGTATACGCCGAAACAGCCGAAGCTCCCTGCCCGGCCCCCACGCATGCCACGATCAGCCCGCCCAAGGTTTCGGGCCACTTGGAGACGAGGGGGTTCTGTTTTGGG